AAGCGTACCAAGTGATCTTCTAGAGCGTCACCTTCTACACCATCTTCCAATGATTCTGCTGTTACTTCCCAATCAAGACGAATCTTCTTGGTAGTAAGTTCGACCTTAGAGAATGTTGCACCTGTGTTTGTGTATGTACCAATTGCTTGCGCTGCTGCACGAATTACACGCTCACCGACGTTTACCTTCTCAAGTTCCATAGAATTAGCCTTCATTGTTACACGACGGCCATCCTTTGCTAATACTGTTGCGTCCCAAACATAGTCGATAAAACGACGTGCCTGCTCAGGGCGCAAAATTCCAGAAGCCGCTGAACCACTAGGGTTAACAGCGTTTGCTCCGCTTGTAGATCCAAGGGTTGCTGTTGGAATATTTCCAAGTGTACTTGCACCTGGTGTTGCTACTCCACCAATACCACCTGATGCGAAAGCACCTTGACCCTGATACAGACCTGGAGTTTCTCCTCCTAGATTTGCTTCAGCGCCTGGCTGGTTTTTGATTATTTCTTCTGACATATTGTCACCTCCTAGTGATTTTTTCATTTGAATAGATCGGCTGTTTTGAGGAAACTACCGCCCCATAGGGATTTTTCAACCATTTCAGGTTGAGACTGAAAGATATCGCCGATATCTCCAGACTTTCGGAATGCGGTGTCTGCTTCCACAGCGTCTACTCGTTTTCCAAATTCATTAAATTCACTTGAAACTGTTGCAATATCTTTTGCAACTGCTGTAAATGAATCCTTTACTGTATCAACGTCTACCTTTGAAGACTTAAGAAGTTCTACTTCTGCTTGCAAAGATTTTACTGTTGACACTAGATCGCTAAAGGCTGATTCTAGAGTATTTTTCATTTCAGTAACTGCATCTGCAATTACCTCTTCTGACTTAGATACTTCTACAACTGCTTCTGTTACTGTTTCGACTGCTTCAGCATCTTCTGCTTTAGCAATCTCTTCTGCTACAACTTCGTCTGCCTTGACAACATCTGTTGTCTCAACCTCTTCTGCCTTAGCAACTTCTTCAATAACTTCTGCAATTGATGCATCTGCCTCTGGAGCGACCATAACATCTTCAAGCACATCTGTTTTTTCAACTTGTGTTTTTGATTTTGTCATAGGTTGTACCTCCTTGTTAATCTTAGAAGTATTAATGCCTTTAGCACTATCAACTAAGAATTTTATCATTGTTGTTTTTTCATTATCCGTTTTTTCAACGAAACCTATATTTTCCATAGCATTGCCTGTTGTAGGACTTACTTCTGACTCATTCTCTGAAATCTGTACTATACCAGACTCTCTATCATAAAAAACATTTTCAAGTACGGTGGCATCTGCTTTAAACACATCGACTCCATCAACCTTTTCAACTGATACAATATTTGCAAACTGATTTGCTGGTGAATCTACAAGACTCAACTCTATCAAATCATATTGCTTAATAATTCTAATTGCCTTGTCTGATTTTTCATCAAACCCGTCATCCCATTTATTCATTCTTCCACCAATTGAAAAACCAGAAAGAGTTCCATCAAGGACCTTTTCCCAAGTATCTTGTGCACCCTTTGAAACATAAGCAGATACAAAAACACCGCTATAAAACTTTTTTGATTCTGGATCAAAATATTTTTCTGCTTTAAAGTCAACCATTTTACCAACTGCTAATGGCTGGTGCATCTCACGAATATTTCCTCGGAATTTTGCAAAGGCATCCATTGACGCTTCTGCTGTAACAATGTCATCTTGCTTGTCAATGTTGTCTAGAGATGCAAATCCAGATACGGTTCTTCGCTCTTTGTCTACCTTTGAAAAAGGCATTGAAAGACGCAAATTTTCCCCATTAGAGTTCCAATGGGCTTTGGATATATTACTCACTATCATATTATAAGCCCCCTTTTACACATATATCACAATATGGACATATAGGACATTAAGGAGTTTTTCTTCCCTCTCCCTTTGGTGCTCTTCCAGCAACTGTTGAAGTGCTGTCTGAATTATTATTTGTTCTTGCAGAGTCTCTGGCTCTTGTAGTTGTTGCTTCTGCTGCTGCGGTTGCTTTAAGATCTAAGACCTCGTCGCCACCTTCTCTTTGTGGCATATCCAAAAGAACTCTTGCCTCGTTTGGAGTCATAATTTGATTCTTAACATATCTTTCAAGAATTTGAGACTGTGCAATTTCATCTGTTAAGGTTAATTCATTAAAAACAAACTCAAGAATATCGGTTTTTTCACGGACAATCTTGTTGATCATTTTTTCAATTTGTCTTTGTGCTGGTCTTGCAACCTGCTCCTTAAATGTGCGATCCTGTGCAAGTGCTGCTGCGATTGATGCAGAATCTCCGCCTCCAAGTTTAGACAATGGAACTTGATGTGCTACCAGAATGTCATCACGGTTTTGTTTACGATACTCTTTAAAGGAGCCATCTTGTATCCCGTCTTCAATGGGATCCATTTTAAACTCTACCTTATTGTTTTCGCTATCTCCTGGTAATGGAATATATAGGGTTCTATGTGACTGCCCTCTGAGATTTGTCTGTAAGAATCGGAACATCTTATCTTCTGCGTCTCCAGAGAGTTTTGCACCCTTTAATGTTACAACATATCTTGGAACTGCTTTGTTTGCAAAGTAGTCAATATTGTATTGTGAAGCAAGTGAGTCTCCATGCAATGAGTTAATTGCCGACATAATGTCTGGCACTCCGTAAAATGTGTTTAATGGTGAGTATTGTTTAAAGTGAATAATTTCGTTTGGTCTAGCATCTGTAGTTAATGGGTTCTGATTCTTTGCTCCAAAGTTGCGGAAGTAAACAATCTTGTTTCCAATGATCTGAACATAGCCATCTTTAATTCTTCGAACACGCATTGTTGTTGCTGGTATATGTCCGACATACCCAATCTCTCCACGAGTAGTTCTTCCAATTTCTAGATAACCGTTACCAGTAGACTGAAGGTCTGTATAAACCTTTTCCATTGTTGCTGTAAATGAGTCGTCGTCATTAAGAGATTCTAGCCAATCACGCATCTCAATCTTTGCTCGTTCAATTCTTTTTCTTGCCTTCTGTGTTGCACTATTATCTTCAGATGCTTCAAGTCTCATCATTGTTCTTTGAGAAACCTTAAACTCATAACCTAAGCCAACAATGTTTTCTACCTTAGCATCAATGGCTGCGTGGTTTGCAAAAGATGTGTCGTAATAGTTTGCTAATTCATAAAGGTTCCAAGGTGGTGTGATAACGTCGAACATTCCATAGCCGTTTACATATACTAGGCCTGGGTTTATTTCTTTTGATTGTGCTCCATCAATACCGCTTTTTCCAGCAAGTGCTGCAGTTGTGTATTGAGTTGTTGGTTCAACCATCTTTGTTGAAGATCTGCTTATGCGTCTTTTAAAGTTTGCTTCTAGTCCGTCAAGAGATTTTAATGAATCCCAATTTCCGTTAAATGGATCTGACTTTGAAAAAGTATCATCTTTCTTTATTGATTCATCAATCCTTGCACTAATCTCATAATCGTTGTCTTCCATGATTATTCCTCATCCCCATACTTAGCAATTGTATCTTTTGCTGCTTGTACTGCTCCAAGGTCGTTTAGGTTTGGTATAAGTCCAGACTTCATGCGATCAACTTGCTCAGAATATTCTTCTTCTGAAACTCTTGTTAGCCCTGGAACAAATACGCATGTACCATCTCCTGGATCTCCGTAATGCATTGCAGTCTTTTTTAGTTCTGCCATTCTAGTAAAGTCGTTTTTATCTGAAGGTATATTGAGTACAGAACCGTTTCCATCTGTAAACCATTTACCATTTGCTTTCTTATACACATAAAGGCCCCAGTCATAGTTCTTTTCAATGACCTGACGTCTAACGTTTTTTACAATTGGTTGACCAGTTTTTGGGTCTATAAGGGAATCCATAACTACAAGTATACCATATTAGGCTGGGGTCTCTACGAACTGACTCCATTTTACGTCAGTAAATATAGTGTATGTATACTCTTCAAAACGAACTGGTCTATCATCATCTACAATAATTTTGTTTGTGCCCGTATAACTCTTATAAACATCTGAAGGGTTTACACCATAATAACTTGTTTCTGATAAGACAAGAACCTTATTCCAGTTAAAAGATGGACTATCCCAGAACTCCCAGTCAAGGGGCGAAGACCCCAAAACCTTAACTCTAAACCAAGGTCTTTCTGCTATGTTCTGAACTTCTTGTAGATTAGTAGACTGATAGTATGAAAGGCTGTTAAATAGTAGTGGTCCAGTTAATCTTACTGCCCCTTCAAAAAATGAAAAATTAAGACTGTTTGCAAAATTAATCCCAAGGAATCCCCACTCTTGAAGAGTTATTACTGGCTCTTTTACTATTTTTCCATTCCAATAAAATCCAATACCGTTTTGGACTAGGCCAGTATTTGCATCTATTGCGTAAATTTTTGCTCTGCGTCCAGAAGGATCATTAGCAACCATGTAAAATTTTATGTAAGAATCTTTGCTTTGGATTTCAAATATCTGTGTTGGTGCATATGGGAAATAGTCTCCGTCAAACCTTACGGCCATTTGCATTGCTATAGCCTTAAATCCTTCGGCTCTGCTTTCATTTACAGGAATCATAAGACCTCTATTAACTAATGGATCATACCTTCCTTTTAATTGAATTCCGCTTGTTTTGGTTAAATAAAGATACGGAGATGATCCTGTATAGATTGCAAAAGGATTATTCTTTTTAAAGTTATAATAAATTCCAGTCTTTGTATATGGATAAACAGATGTTCCAAACCTTGTTCCAATTGGACTAGCATCAGATTCATTAAATGCTTGTGATGCATAAGAAAGTTTTTTAATTAATACATTGTTTGTTTCTGAATTTTTTACATTCATTTCTATGTGTGTAACAATAGACAAGTCATTGAAGTCTACTCCAGTTGGTGGGTATATAATCATATTATCTACAACTTCATATTTTGTTGTCATCCAGTCTGAACCAGGAACTAATACTCCATCTCTTGAAGGTCTTTCTGTTTTTGTAAAATAATAGTATGTTTGGTTTGCACCCAATTCTGTATATTGAAAAGTTACATAACTTTTTACAATTGATCCATCTGTGTCATATTTATATTCTTTTGCTATTTTATTTTTTAAATCATCGTAATCATTGTATCCAGTAAAAAGGTAATTGTCTAGTGATGTGTATGTTCTTTGAACTGGGGTTCCGTATTCATCTGATAACTCTGCATATGTCCAAGCCTCTGGATCTGTTTCTATTGCTACAGTCTTTGATGGTATTGGGTAATCAATATTAAACTGAATAAAGTCAAGATCAAAATATTGGTCCCCTCGTTTATCAAGAACGGATTCAGCAAAATATGTTAGTGGAAGTTGATCTTCCCAATATGCGCTTGCAGATACAGCAAGTTTGTATGTATCAAAAACTATCTCTGGTAAAAGAGTATAACTTGCAACATGGTCTAAAAGGGAATCCTCTTCAGCAACAACCACACTACCGCCAGTAAGTGCTCCATTTGCTGTGTCTGTTGTACCTCCATAAGGTGGCATAGAAGTTGTATCTATTCCTCCGTCTATGTTGATTAACTGGTTATTTTGGTAAATAGCAAACAAGTCTTCATTCCATACTGGAACACCTATCTCATTAAACAAAGATCTAATTTTTTGAAAGTTATATGCTGTACATAGTCCTACATTGTATATTTTTCCAGTAAAAGTTGATAGACCGTTCTTGTCTCCACCAACATACATTCTTAGGTCTGATAAAGATCCAAAAAAGTCTGATGCTGGGTTTCCAAATCTTGATACAAATGCTGGAATGTTTAAACCTATGTCTACTAGTTCTCCTGGCTCCGCAACTAAAGGAGAATAGATGGTTTCTGATATTCCGTTATAATTAATAATATAAGATATTTGATTATTTAAAAGTTGTATCTTGAAATAACTATTTGTATTTTCTTTTTCTATTTTAAAAAGTGTTTGGGCTGAACTTGAGGTTTGTGGTAATCTAAAACAACCGTAGAAAGCAGATACTGGGGTTTTTATAAAATCAAAATTTTTAAAGAAAAGATGACCAGAAACATTATTCCAAGAAGTGTTTGGTCTAAAGGAAAAAAAGTTTCTTGTATCTGATGATTGAACTAGACCACAATCTGACAAAAGTTCTTTTTCTGTTTTTGATGACAAGACTGTTTCTGGAAGTGGGTGAGATAAAACAGAAAGAGACTTATTTACAATTGATGTATTATCATTAAAGGCTTGACTCCACGAACCTACCTTTGGATATGAGTAGTTTGAGGTGTAGTCTGCAAATGAATAATCAATAAAAACAGATGTTCCACTATAAGATGTATTAATGTTTTCTGGAATATCAACGCCTTGCCCAAACACAAACCTTCTTTTTGCAACAGCAGTTGCAACAATGTATGGATAAATTCCAACGCAGTCAACCTCTATTGGATATATATCATTATATGCGTAAAAGCCTATCCAGTCTTGATCTTTAAGACTTTCATTTAACATAGAAGGTAAAGAAAGTGACTCAGTTAAATAGTTTAAAGAAACAACTTCTTGGCCATTTATTACAAGAGATGCAGTGTCTTTGCCAACACGCATGTGAACCAGCATTGGCCTTGTCCACTCACCAACATAATATGCACCATAGTTATCTCCTATCTTTAATCCTATTGATGGTCCATCAACATATATTCCATCTTCTGATGCAATTGGACCAATAATTCTTTTCCTGTCATTACTATATGAATTTATTCTAAGCCAGGTTTCAAAAGTATACTGCTTAAATTTTCCAGACTCATTTAAAAATCCAGAACCAGGAACTATAAGGGAGGGCAAATCTGTATTTGGATATATAGTTGTAAGACCAGATGTTCCATAGACAATTGGAATACCTGAATTTTTTGCCTTAAGCATATTATCGGAAACTAAATAATATGCGTCTAACTCTTGCAGTCCGTAACATTTTGACACAACGCCCTTTTGTGGTGCAATAGATATAGTGGATGGTATATCAATTGACTCAACTCCAAGGGATGTAGATGCAAACTCTTCTGACCATTGACCAAGACTTATTCCGTTTACTAAAAACACATCATCTGTTTCTGATCCACCAATAAAGTTAATCTTAAAAACTAGTCTTATATCTGTATCATCTGGTGGCGTATCAAAAGTTTCTGATATAAAAATCCAGTTGCTATTTATTACTGTGTCATAGTTTTTTAAATGAACTATGTCATCTCCACTTGTTGTGTCTGTGTATTGATAACCAATTTCAAGACCAGCAATATATGCGCTTTCAGAATAAAAATATCCACCTACAGAAAATGTTCTTAAATAAGTATTAAAGTCTCTTAGGCTCATTATTTCATTACTTGTTGCAATTATAGAAGCCAACTCGTTGTCTGTTGGTGTAGCGGTAATTTTACCCACATAACTATTTATAAATGGTTCGTCTATTGATTGAGAATAGTCTTGATATGTACCGCCAACAATTGTCCAATTTGACAAATTTCTTTGCGACTCTGAAAGTAAAGAAATGTAATCTGCTGTATCATCTAAAGCCCATAGACCAGTCGGATGCTCAGCAAAGACTTTTTCGGCATATAGGTTTGATGGATTAGACATTATAGGTCTATTTTACCACAGAAGACTACTTGTTTATTTTAATTTCGCAATAATCTGTTGTGCAATACATCTCTCCCTGAGCCTCAAGATTTTCTGCTCCATCATAAATTGCAGCAAAATCAATGTGCTTTAACTTGCCAATATATGACTCGTATTGCTCTTCAGTAATACCTGTGTAGGGTTGCTGTGGATAAACTGTATTTCCCATTGGAAGGAATGAGACAGCCTTTAATTGTCCTTCGTACATATTGAGTGCTGGAACAATATGCTTTGACTCTGTTTCCTTGTCAAATGAAAGTGTTACAGAAACGCCATTGTCAGACCAATACTTTTGAGCAGTTGCAGCAAGTGCAATCTTTTCAAATAGTGTTACATCTTTTTCAGATCTTGGATGACCTGATTTAATTGGGAAGTAAACTACTGATGTGTTTGCTGATACAACATCGTCTTCAACTGTATACCCTGCTGCTTTAAACAAATGCATCATTGGATCTGTGTTTCCAAAACGAACGGCACGAAGGAAGAACTCTCCTCCAGGACCCCAGTGAACTCCAGGAGTTGCACCAGAAAGAATTGAAACTGATCCTGATGGCTTAACTGTTGTTACACGAATTGATTCACGAACACATAACCATTCAGAGTACTGATGATCATAATGACGAATCTTGTTGTATCCTTCATCCATCCACTCACGAACCGTTGGCAAACCCTTTTGATCTGCAAATGATGCAATACCAGTAAGTGATGTGCCAATACGACGGTTGCGTTGCATGATACCGTTTGTTTGTGGCCAATGTGTTGGAACAAGTGTTACAGTCTTTCCATAAAGGTATGCAAACTTCAGGGTACGCAGGAAGTCTTCCTTAGATTCATGACGATTCAAGTGCACTTCTACAAGTGTACATAATTCGTATGACTCTAATGGCTGCTCCGCACAGGGATTAAAGCCCATCACACGATAGTCTTTTCCATCTGGCGCATCCTTTAGTCTGCCATAGTTACGAGCAACATCAAGCCAGATAAAACCTGGCTCTCCATTTTCTGTAACTAAATCTACATAGTCTTCGTACTTTGTTCCTACTTCTGCTGAAATAGAATTATTAGACATCCAAGCCCAACCTGGATTCTCTGGATCAAATGAGTTACGCTCTGGGAATAACTCTGAGTTCTTTAGATTCATAAATGTTTCATCCCCTGCATTACCCAAAGCAAGGGTTGCTGATCTACGAACATTGCCTGATACCACACAGGTACCAATAAGATTTACAAGGTCTACGATAGCACGAGAGTCTAGTGTTTCACCTGCTCTGGAGCCTATTACACGGTCTATATGGTCATGCAACTTGATAAGGGGTGCAGGACCTGATGCAACGCCTCCAAAGCCCTTAATAGGGGCTCCAAGAGGTCTTATCAAATCATAGTTAAATTTTTGAATGCTTTGGTTTGCTCTTAGATATGAGTTGATAAGAAGTCTAACTGACTCTACCCATCCCTCACGAGTGTCTGGGATTTCGAACACCTGTTCTGGTTCTGTTGGGGCATAGATTGCAAAATGCTTATCCTGTCCCACTGTATCAAACCCTACACCAATACCAAGCATAAGGGCATCCATAACCCAAGCAAACAGGGCTCCTGGATCATTCTTGTCAAGGTCCTTTGTAGAAACCATTGCACAATTCTGTAGTGCTGCCGAGTTCTTTTTTTCCATTACCATTGGAGTTCCAAAAGCCCACATACCTCGTCCTGGTGGTGTCCACTTTAATTCAAACATTCTTTGGAATGCTTCTTGTGCAGACTTCTGAGCCTTATAATCATTCCATGGTAGACGGTTTTCTTTAGCATGATTCTTTTGAACTGAATACATACCCTCGATTACTCGACGACAAACTTCGTGCCAACGCTCTTTAGTTCCATCCTCCTTCATACGAGAATAAGTACGGATAAATGTAATCTCTCCTAAAGAGTTTTCTGCTGCATCCTTAAAACCAAAAGGGCTTGGAGCAGAAACATATTTACCTATAAAATCTTCTGGAAGTCTAAAACTAAAAAAATCTGACATGTGTATCGTCCTTTCAAAAACGGAATAGTCCTAAGTATAGCAGAGTTTTATGAAAAGCAAAACTCTCTATCTTATGTATAAGTTGATATTTAAAAATCTATGGTTAAGACGTTAACTTTTTCCACTCTTCTTTTTGAATGGCTTGCTCAATTCTTACTTGTTTTTCTTCTTCTTTCCACTTATCAATAGTTTCTTGACTATATTCAATTTCAAAATAATCCCAAAAAGAAACCATAGTATATCTTGTGCCTTCTAATATTTTACTAACACCATGCACATTTTCTATTCCTCCAGGAAATACATAGTAAGAGTATGCATTTGGTTTAAAGGATAAATAGATGTCCCACTTTTCTCCTTCTGAATTTATTTCAAAGTCTTCTTTTTCTTTACAAAAGAAAAGATCTCCACCTTCATAGTCGTTATTAAGATATAGAATACCCACATACTTATTTATTTCAAAAGCGTTTGGGACCCCGTCATTATCTGAGTTGTCAGAATGAGGAGAAGCAAAACCGCCAACATCCCACTTCTGTGCATGAGATGTATTGGCTCTAACTTTTCTTTCAAAAACCAGTTCAACTGCTTCTTTAAACTTTTCTCTAAGGTCATCAAAAAATGTTAGCGTTAGACCATGTTCTTCAAGTCCTGGATCGTTTGCCATTAATCCCATACCTAGAGATCCATAAAACGCTATGTCTCCCCAGTTTTCTCCTTTTGACTCTACATAATTAATTAGACATTGGCTTGTTTTTTCATCTATAAAATTAGGAATTTCAACAATTCTGTTGTGAGTTATACCTAAAACACCCTTATTATTTAATTCATCTTTTAAATATTTAAAGTTATCTTTATTAAGTTGATTAATGATAGTCATTTTTTATGTAAACCCCGCTGCTTCTTTCAATGTTCATTCTGTCTTTTTCCATTTGCATCCATGTATCTGGTCCATATTTTTTTTGATTCTCAATCCAAGCATCTGATGCTTGTTCATCTACATACCAAAAAGATCTAACAAAATACTTTTCTCCTTCAGTAGTTTCTCTTACTCCATGCCAGTACGGTGGCCTTGACGGAAAGATAATTACATCTCCTTCTTCTGGCTTATAAGTAATTCTTGTAAAAGAATCTTTATTGGAAAATACTTTAAATTCAATTTCTCCGCCATTATAGTTACTATTTAAATACATATTGCAAGTCAGGGCTTGTTTTTCTCCTGGACCCTCTGCATCTTCTTGTGGATAGTCTGTATGAAAAGACATAGAATATCTTGAATTGTTGTTTTCAATATGTGGAGAGTCACTTTCAGCCTTTGTAGAATCTTTTGAATTATAGTATTTGCATATGTCAGCCTTTAAAAATACTAAGTCCTCTAAGGATAGACCCGTTGTATCAACATAATGCTTTGTTGTTTTATAAAAAACATCAAGTATATCCTTGTGTTGATCTGATACAAGAAAAGATTCTATGTATAAAGACCATTCTTGATCTGAAGGAAAAGATTTAGATCGATAAAAATTGTTATTGAAAATTTTATAAATATCCCCAAAGTCATACCACTTTTCCCAAGTTGCGGAATCTAGAGAATCCAGAAGGCCACGCAAATCTTTAAATGGGTTCTTATATACAAAAATGTTTTGGTCTATTTTATTAAAATTAATATTTTTAATTGTCACATTGCTACCTTAGATTCATCTATACCCTTTTTAATATTTGGCTTTTTGAAATCGTGATACCTGTCACCTCTATCAATTCTTTCTTTTTCCATCTTTGCCCATTCTTCAACACCAAATTTTTCTTGATTATCGTGCCACTCTTTTGTTCCAGCAAATGGAATTTGATAAAAGCATCTAATAAGATATTTGTCAATATTTCTAATTCTTTTAACACCGTGAAGGTATCTTCCCTCTTGAGATAATAAATCTGGATGGCCTGAAGGAAAAACCAAAACATCTCCAGCCTCTGGTTTATAATCTATAACCGTTTTATTCCCAGTTAAAAATGTTATACCTCCATCGCCATAGTCATCATTCAAATACATTGTGCATGTTAATGCAAATTGTGCTCCTGGGCAATCTGTTTCAAGGGCTTTATAGTCTGAGTGATGGATCATTTCTAAAGAATCTTTATCGCTATTTGGATCATTGTCATGAGTATATTTTGAAATTGATGGGCCCATAATAATCCAGTCCTCTCCTATTTTAAGATTATGGGCAGACATAAAATTTTCGGTTGCATAACCAAATGCATGCTGTATTGTTTCTAATGCCTCAACCTCTTCTAAATATAGTGTGTTATTAATATTAGGATCATCTTCATTTAGAAAATTACCAATGACATATACATAGTGTCCAAACCTACTCCATGGTTGCCAATCGTCAAATAAAAAACTAGTTCCTTTGTTTAATTCAGACTGCTTAAATAATTCTACAATCCTTTTATTGTTTGGAATTAACCCTTTGTAAACATAAATGTTTTCATCTAATTGTTTAACTGTAATATTATTCATTTTTTGTCCCCCATTGGATTATCTTTAAACATATAATTATTATACCACCTTGTCTCCAAATAAAATTGCAAAACCAAATCTAGGGGTTATGGGTTCAACATAGTGGTAAGTTCCACCAGGTATATACAATAGATCTCCTTCTTCTAATATAACATCCATAAAAGGTTGATCATTTTCAACAGAATCATAAAGTCTCCAACGTGTTTTACCTTTACATTGCCAATGTATATTGTTTTCCCTGTCTTCATGTTTGCCAATAACTTGTCCGCTATCTTCAAGTTTAAGTGAACCAAATAACTGACATGTTACAACCTTTAAATCTTTAAAACAAGGATAAAATCTAGAATGAACTTCTTTTACAAATAAATTTACTGAACTTATAATCTGTGCCTCATCATAAAATAATGCGTATGGATTAGGCAAAATCTTTTTACCAGTTTTTTTGTGCTCATAATCATTTACAAACTGAAGCACTTCATCCCAGGTAACTTCAGGCATTGATATTTTTGGAAAAAGAGTTGCTACTTTATTATTATAAGCATTTAAAAAATTATCTTGATCTAAAAAATTAAAATCAAAACTTTTATTTTTCATTTTGATTTTCCATGTGAACGAATTGTAAAGAAAAAAGGAATAACATATCTAATTCCTTTTTTAATTTCTCTTACTCCGTGAATATAATTTAAATCTCCAGGGAAGAAATATGCAGAACCCGCTTTTGGCTTAAACTCAATTCCTTGATTTGGGAAATATAACTCTCCACCTTCATAGTCATCATTAAGATAAAAAAGACCTGCAATATCATACCAAGGAAAATCATTTGGCTTTCCTACATTGTCTCCTTCGTGCAACTCTTTATCTGCATGTGGGTTTTGTAGTTGTCCTGGAAGCCATCTAACAATTGCTGTTGCTGTGGGCCAGGCGTCAATATTAAAAAAATCATTTACTTCTTCTGTAAGCCTGTCTTGAAGGCTTTTAATTACTGGGTTTATATTTTTATTATTTTGATCTAATCTATCTCCAGTGCAGACTCTGTCATCCCAATATTTAGAATCATAAATAACAGTTCCTTCTTCGTTATAGTGAGTTTCAGTAATATCCCAAATTGTAATATTTTTTGCTGATTCTGATAAAAAAGATAGTTCTTCGTCGGTCATAAAATTGTTTCGTGCTTGGATCATATCTGCACTTTTACCAAAAAATCCAGAGGGAGTTATTGAAAATCTATCTTTATCTTGGTGATTAGAGTACTCTATTTTTTTCATACAGTTAGTATATCATCTTTCTATTCATATTTGCGCTGCTCCCAGATTTCATTTTTATATATTCCGCCATTTGGTTTTCTATAAATTTGATAATTTTCTATTGATTGCTTCATTAGTTCAACTGCATTATCTTGTTCTATTATTTCAGAAGTCCAGGATTCTCTTTTAAATGGCAGAAGTTGAGCATACGCTGTTCCTTCTGGAATAATTCCCTCAAAACCCTCACAAATAAAAAATGGAAAAGATCCAGGCATATGAACTTTGTCGTTATCCACAATTCCACTAGTTAGCAAAAATGGTAACTCAAATCTGTTAAATGGCTGAGTATACAATACGCTATATCCTGGAGGAGTTTTTATTTGCCAATCTGGAGTTATTGCAAAATGATTTTTGTAATACCCGCGGGGGTGTTCAAACTGTGGCATTTCTGATCTTTCTTCAATTAAGTTTTTATATTTTACATTTAAAACTTTATGTTTTAGTCCAGAATCAGTCATGTAGAATTCAATATCGCAAGGAAGATTAAGAGAATATCCAGAACCCATAATATCAAAAATTGCAGGACAGGCCTTCCATGTAGGAACTTTTCCACCATCCTCTCCTATATAAAAAGAATTGTCTGTTGGTAATTTTGCAAACCTATCTGCTTTTCTAAACCATTCAGGAATTGTTCTTATAATTGGAGTTGGTGCTGACTTGCTTTCTTTTGAAAGCCAAATTTTATTTGCAATAAAAGATATTTTTTCTGTATTCATTACTTGTCACTTTGATATTTATTAATTGAAAGTTTTAAGGATTTTACTTCGTGCTCTCCAAGGCTATTTCCTAAATGGTCAACAGCATCTCTATAAAAGTTTGTCCATTGTCCAGACTGAGTTATTTCTCCAGAGGCTTTTCCATATTCAGAAAGATTCTTTTCAAAATCTTGATCTTTTACATAGTCGTACAGATTTACTTCTGTTGCTTGGAGTTTTTTTAAACTAATTGGCATAATACAAACAATTGGTGTTCCTGCTGGTATTGTTATTACTTCATTTGCCCTTGTTATTTTCCATGCATATGGAAGTGGAGCAAGATGGACAACTGGACTAATTACACTTGAGAATCCTTGAACACCATCAATAAATTGATTTGGAACTGGAAGGAGCAGTAGACTAATCTCATCAGTACTTTTAAAATATAAACCACTATTAAAACTTATAGTTCCGTTAGCCCTGTTTGCATGAACATACTTTTCTCCAGAAAGAATTTCAAGGTCTTCAGATCTAGAGTTTGGATCTGTTCCTTTCCAAATAAAAGAAATGTCTTCTGGAAAAGAAAATGTCCATCCTGTTGTGTTTGCCAACGATACTGGGAAGCAATGATAGGCGTGTTTGTCAAAAGTTTCATCCATCCAGTTTCTTCTAACTTTTAAAGTATCAAAAGTTACATCAGAATGTGGTGTTTGATAAACATCTATAGACATGTTAGTTTCCTGTTTCTAAAAACATCTCTGGTCCATGGAATTTTGCGCTGTAGTCTAGCATTGTTACAATTGAATATTTAGTTCCGCTAGTAACTGGCATTGCTCTATGAGAATACATATATGTTGATGGGAAAATATACAAATCTCCAGCACGTGGTTTTACTAATAAATCTTGGTGTTGAAAATGTAAACCACCGTCGACGTAGTCGTCATTTGGGTATGCAACCAAAGACACTGTACAGTTATAAGAAAATCCATGATCATGATGATATTGGAAATGCTGACCCTCATGGTATCTAATAAAATTCATTGCTTCCCAAAACCTTAGTTCTGCAATATTAAACATTTTACGATAGTGCTCAACTGCTGGACTTTTTCTATCGTAGCAGTCTTGCCAAAGTTGTTGAAGCGCTAAAGATGCTTCTCCTGGTCTTTGTGCCATATCTTTCTTTGTAAACTTAAAGTCAACACAATCTCTATATTCTGGCATGCTTTCTTGATAGCCAACAAACGCTTCCATCCAGTGAAATGGGTTGCTTTGGTCTTCAAGAACAGACTCTAATCTGTTAATAATATCCAGTTCTTTAGGTAAAACATCTCTATAGACAAAAATTCCACTCCCTAGATCTTCAAAAGACGACCAGGTTTGCTCTATAGGGGTTGTCTCAGTTTGAACATGTTTTTGCATTTTTTCCTGCTTTCTACTATGTATATATTATAGCACTAGTTATTCTTATGATGTAAATCGTTATAGTCTGTCATAATTACAACAGAATACTTTATACCCTGCAATAATTCACAAGAGGCATGCTCATAAACAAAATTTGATGGGAAAAGAACAATGTCTCCAGCCTGGGGCTTAATCTTTAATTCTTGTCTTGGAAACTCTAATTCTCCACCAACATAGTCATCATTAAGATATAGTATTGCAGATATTGTACATGCATAGAATGGGCCATGGTCACCATGAAGTTTAAAATATTTCCCAGGTAGATACTTAACAAAATTAAAGGCTTCTTTGTATTTCATCTGAAGATGCCATAAAGACTCATAATCATTTAGGCAGACATCTAATGCGTCTTCTACCTCTTTGTGTATGTCAAACATGTCTTGATTAAAAGATATCCCAGACTTTCCAAGCATATCTCTTTTATATTTTATATCAATGCAGTTCCTAACATAATCTAAATTTTCTACATCATTAACCATTGCTGTAGACCAAGAAAGGTTACAGTCTGGATCGTTTGCTGAGTTTTCTAGTCTTTTAATTATACTATCACACTGGCTTCTATTTATGGCATTTTTATATACATTAATACCGTAGCCAATATTTAAAACCTCTATGTTATTTGACATTGATCTAGACTTTAGCCTACTGTCTGCTTTTTCTAATCTTGGTAAATCAAGCCACCCAAAGTTATTTGTCATTCTAATATTATAGCATATCTACATATTTATACAAAATATTAATTTTAAATTTGATATATGTAAATTTCTGCAAAATCATAAATTGGATCTTTTTTAAGCAATTCTTTAAAAATATAATCATTTTCAAAATGAAAAACAAAAAAGGATTTAGATTTTGATAAAATTTCCCATTTATCTAATATTAATTTATTAAAAATTTCAGGCAGCAATGGGTAATAAAAATAATAAACACACTTTTCTTCTGAAAAATGATAATCATTTATATCACTATTTATAAAATCAACTTCTTTATCTATTTCTATATTAATTGTTTTTAAATTATTTAAAGCAATATTGTTGAATTGATCGTCTATCTCTACACCTACATACTTCTTATACGGTGCATTTGAGATTAACTGATGTAAAATTGTTTTTCCCTTACCGCTACCTATATCTAAAAAGGTATACTCCTCAATTCCTTCAATATCTTTCATAAAATTATTCACCATGTCTAAAATTTTTAAAGGTGAGTTCTGTAAACCCATTGATCCTGGAAACCTATCATTATTATCAATACTGCCTGGCACATATTCACCAGAACCATCTGAGGCTAAAGGAGTTGGATGCCAAGTGTCTACATTATATTTTTCATCAAAAAATTTGAATAATGAAGCGTCTTCTCTTCTAATTTTTTTTAATACATCTAAATTCTTTATTGTACTTTTGTCTACACCTTTATGCATTTTTTGCTCCTAAATATTTGTTTGGCATGATATCAATTATAGCATGGATTCTGTCATGGTCACTATCGTTTATTACTGAGTGTGGAATAATATTATTAATCTCATACCAATTTCCAACCTCAAGATACTTTTTTTCTTCAAATACTTCAAATATGACTTTTGGATTTGTTATTAGTGGAATATGTATTCTTCTACCGAGTTGTAGCATTACCCCGCCATCAACGTGAGATTTTATTCCAGAGCGCTTATTCATTTGAATTATCTCACTCCTAATAACTTTGCCATCGTACAAGTTTTCTAAATATTCATAAATAGCATTAAGGCTTTCATTAGATTGTTTATTTTTAAAATAATTTATATCATAAGATGTATTGCCTTGTCCAATTTCCCAATGATAAGACATAAACCTTAGTTGAAACATTTTTGTATCTTTGTGCGTTGCCAACTTGTCTTGACGAGAAGTATCCAGTAGCCACTCATTTTCAAAAGAGTTAACTTCTTGAATTATTGAAGATAGATCAACTGGTAAAGATCCATATTGATAGTTCCAAGAAGTATTCTTATCTGGTAGTTTTAACATAATCGTAAATTTCCATATCTAAATTGTTTAATTCTTCAATTTTATTTTTCATTGAATCTGATATTTTAATAGTTTGAAAATTTTCATTAATAGCATTTTTATTTGAAAAACTATAAAACCCATATGCCTGATAACATAGATCATTTAACCTTGATATAAAAGATGAATGATTGTCTAATGTATCTATTAGAGCCATTGAGTCTATAAGGTCTTTTACTTCTTTTATATCTACGCTACCTTCTTCAAGGCACCAACTTTCATTGGCTCTTTGAATTCCGTGGTCTAAAGAATTATAAAAATCTTCGTTTAAACTTTTATTTAAACTTCTAGCCTGAAGGTTATGGTGTTTTGAATTTTCCACCCATTTTTCAAGTTGAGCCTCTAAGTGAGCACCTTTAAAAGATGGATGTAAATAAATAAAGTTGCTTATAAATCTATCTAATGGATTTCTAACCAAGCCTATATTTATTAAGTCGTCTCTATACTTTAATGCAGTCAGACCAAAGTGCCCTGAAATAAACCGTTTATCAACAAAGGTTTTTGGAAAAACCTCTCCGTGGTTTGTAGCAAAGTATGGAATCTTCCTAATCTTTAGATCATTAACAATATGAGTCTTTATATATATACCCGAACATCTTGGGATATGTATATGATTTATTGAACTCATACTACTGAGAATCTCTGATAGTTAAGCCTTGGAAGGCACCCTTCTTATTATGAGAGATTAGATCTCCTGCAATAAAGAGTGAATAAGGATTTACAGTGATGTCATAAACATCTGTTGTTTCATCAATATATTCAACAACTTCAACAAGGGTATCAACTGCTTGATTATTGATATCGGATACTAGGTAGTCTCCAACTTTAACGACGCCAGCCTGTACGAATGCATAGACTCCATCTCTCTTAACAAGCATCAAGTGCTCCATAGAGAATCGTTTTTCGTTGGTGCTATTGAATGCTACTGTAGTTGCAACATCTCTAGCCTTGATTGCTCCGATAACTGTTTCAACAACTGATGATCCAGTTAGAGTATCAGATACCCATGTCTCAGCAAAATCAACAGATGAGTTATCTGGTAATTCATTGAAACTGTAGGATACTAGACTTTGTCCAATAGCCAGGTCTCTTGCTTTAACATATCCACTAGTTGTTCTTACAAGAACATCACCTTGTACGCAGAATACTGGTGGGAAGAACGGACAGAATACTGGTGGGAAGAACGGACA